ATGGTAGCTGATTTAGGACCAACCCTTGATGTGATTGACGCTGCTAAGTATCTGAACGTCAGCAAATACACCGTGATTAATCGTATCAAGCAAGGCCAGCTAAAAGCTTATAAACAAGGACGTGGCTGGAGAATTAAAAAAAATTGGCTGATCGAGTATGAAAAGGGATTGTTTCCTGATTAAACGAAACATCAAGCCTTTCAGCTCTGTAATAAGGGATTGGCAAGAAAAGAATGATTAACATTGTGTCGGAACGAAGGTTTGCAACGATGTACTGGAACGAAATATAAATCAGTAAGGGAGAGTGCCTAAATGTCAACATTATTACCTACAAACCCCGCGTTTGCTTTTCACCTGTTCAATGTAATGCAAGCACATAACGTATTATGCAGCTTGGAATTGAAAGGAGGACAAGCAGATCCGTTGATGGGAATCAGTTACCAGCCAGTGAAGGTGGATCGTATACTTGATTGCGCTCCTGAAGATCAATCGTTAATAGTGAATCTCGGAGAAGCGGAATTTGCATTCGAATTGAAAGGGCATCGTTTTGATTATGTATTTTCCGATCACCAAATTGACATTTGCATTTCCTCAGAAACCCACTCAGCTTGGTTCAGCACAGCAGCCATGACGAAGGAAGCATTGGATTCAGCACGGGAGTATGATTCTGAATTTGATGACAAGATCATTCATATGGAAATTACCTCTGATGACTTCGAGGATGCTTTCCAGTTCTTAACGAACTTGATCCGCGAAGGTCGTGTCATTAAGAGCGTGAAAGTGTTGGGAGACGGAAATCAAATACTGACGGTAGGTTACGTTGGGAAGGTGAGTGCATGACTCTTCCAGAACTGGCCCGACTGTGGTTCGGGCACCCGCTGCAACATGCCATCATTGTACGGAATATTCAGAAACAAGAAGAAGGAGCTGCTAAACAATGAACACTGGAAATAAATTAACCTTCAAAGACTTTCGTGAGAACTTCGGTTTCTCGCTTGAGGAAGTAGCATCAAGATTAGGAATGCCTGTGGAACGTCTTCGTGGGTATGAAGATACGGCGGATGTTTCAGCGGGAGAATTTGCACCAATGTACGCAACGTTTATTGGAGCAATGCTTGGTTCGAGGGATGTGACTCCATTGGTGACAGGTGAGCAGCACACAGAACTGATGGCATATTGGGAAATGAAAAAGCAACTTTTGGACCTCATCTTTACGATTTCAAATGAAGAGTACTACACTCGCGACCGCATCAACAAAGATCTCGCTCAAATACTTACTCTTGTCGATGTACGCGAAAAAGAAGCCATGTCAGCCATCACAGCGGCGTACACAGCTTCTGTAAATCATCTCAGATAAAAAATCCATGGATAGCCTTAACCTATACTCTTGGCGGAGATGTTAGGGCAACCAAAACCAAAGGGAGAAGTCCCTTCGCGCACATTATAACATCATATTTTCATAAAGCGCAAGGGCTCCCAATAAAGGGAGAGAGTTTATATGTCAATTGAATTAAGTCATAAAACTTTACGCGAACTGGTAGTTGTCACTAAAGAATTCCTCTTAAAACATGGTGTTTCACGTACTCTTCAGCTTTGGGAAGAAGCTACTACCGTTCAAGTTATTACAGTTGATGAGAAGGAAAAATATCTTCATTTTTTGCTTGGTACAACCGCGACAGTTATTCAGCATATCCCTCATTTTTCAGGTGTTGAGATTTCGGTTCATTCTGGTATTGATCCTGAAACGAATGTTCCGTTCATCCTGGCATCGTCAAAAGAATATGACCATTATGCCAAATGGTTTTCTCGTCCGGTTGAACATCGTGGGCAAATGGTAACAGAAGTTACATGTGGCTGGTATGAGGACGGGAGGGATGCCCTGTGTCAGTGATATCATCAATGTTACTTGAACTGCTGGAGCATCATCCTAGGGTACCGGATAGCGATTATGACGGCAAGTTCAAATCTTTGAACTTTAACTGGAAAGCAAACGGTGAGAATCCAGACGATGTAGTGGAACACATTTTTAGTGAGTTAAAAGGGCAAGTACCTCTTGATGAGTATATGGATTTAACAGCACAGTGTATTTACCGTTGGCTTGGCAAGCAGGATAGTGAAGCGGCTATGAAAGATACACTTTTTAAATTTCTGAATTTGACTTTTGCCACTCCAATAAATTGATTCAGCATGGAAAGAAAGAGTAGGTGAGACGGGTGACCGATTCTCGCAGAAGAAAAGGATTTATTACTATTGCTAACGAGATATGGGACGAGGTCATTCGTCGGGACTTCACTAAGCGCCAGAAGGACATTTTGTTCTTCATCTGGCGCTTATCCTACGGCTGTGACCAATCAGTTGCTATCATCCCTAAACAGAAGGATTTTGCCCTGTGCGGCGTTGGAGCTGGTCACATAGGAGTGGAACTAAAACTCTTGGAAACGTGCCAGGTGATCAGCAGGGCAGGCACAGAGTATTGTTTCAACGAGGATCATAGTTCATGGAAAGTAACCCCCAATCGGGGATGGGATATAGATCGGTTCGAAGAGTTAGTAGTGATGAACCGAAATGGCAAGACCAAAGGAGTCAAAAAAGTTACTGAAACGGTAACTAAACCAGATCTGAAAATACATGACGAAAGTTACCGAAACAGTAACTTTTCAAACGATAAAAAGTTACCAAAACAGGAATTTGGAATTACTGAAACGGTAACTCCTGATGAGGAAAAATTACCGAAACAGGAAGTTCTGGATGTGGAGATAAACGGAAGTTACCAAAACAGTAATTCCGAACATCCAAAAGTTACTGAAACGGTAATTTCACAAGAGAAAGTTGTTACCGAAACGGGAAGTTTGACAACTGGCGATGAGCATATTATTTTAAAAAGCTTTAAAGATTCTAAAGATCTTAAAGACTTAAAAGATTTTAAAAGCATATGCTCATTCGACGATTTTTGGACGGCTTACCCACGCAAGGTTGGAAAGAAGGCTGCACAGCACATGTGGGATAAAGCGTTAAAGGCCAAGGTTGATCCCAATCTCCTTACCCGCTGTGCCGTGAACTATGCGGCATACTGTAAAGCCAAAGCGGCAGATGACGAATTCATCCTTCACGGTTCAACCTTTTTAAACCCGAAAAACGAACGGTACGCCGATTTCGAAGAAGCTCCAAAGCAGACAGCAATTGTCCCGTTGCCAAACGGATCAAGCAATAGCCGGTTCAGCAGGAACAAACAACTTTTACAACAACTGCAAATGGAGGACAAGCAGAATGAACAGACAAGAGGTAATACGCATTCTGGCGGTGGTGGCTACAGCTTACCCTTTGGTGGAAGTCACTAAGGAAATGGTCACGCTTTGGGAACGAATGCTCCACGATGTTCCTTTTGCACAAGCTGAGCAAAACTTGTCGCATCATATCAAGACATCCCATTTCCCGCCAGCTATTTCACAGATATACGGAAATCCAGCAGCGTCGAGCACAGATCGGCTTCGGATAGAAACGCAACAGTGTTTTGCCCTTATGGAATCGTGGGAGAAAAGCGCTGTGCCGCTTCTGAAAGACGGTGAAGCAAATGAATAACCTTTACAACTTGCAAGCTGAACAAGCTGTATTAGGAAGCCTACTTCTGGATCGGTCAGGAGATAACGCAGCACTTGCTGTAGCGTTACTCACTCCCCCCGACTTTTCTACACAGCACCGACTTATATTTGAATCGGTAATCGTGTTGCACGAATCGGAGAAAGCCGTTGACCTGATTACGCTGTATGCAGATCTGGATACGCGAGGTGTTGCGGAGGACATCGGCGGTATTGACTATCTTGGCAATCTGGTTGATGCAGTACCGACCATAGCCAATGCAAAGGAATACATCTCAATTGTTCAGAGTCTTGGACTGAAACGTCAGGCATTGCGATTGTTGGAGGAAAAACGCCAATCTCTTGAGGAATCTTCGGACCCGCTTGAAGTGATTGCAGGGATCAAGGCAGGGGCAGAAGAGTTGTCCGAACGTTCCCCATCTAAAGGCGGCATGGTGAAAATCAGTGAAGTCATGGACGGCCATGATGATGACTTGGACTTACGAAGCAAATCCAAAGGGATTACAGGCGTGCCCACTTGTGGTTCAGATCTGAACAGACTCACAGGGGGCCGACAGAAGCAGGATTTAATCATTGTGGCAGCTAGGCCCAGTGTCGGTAAGACAGCTTTCATGCTTAACAACTCAAGAGCGGCCGCTAAGCATGGCGTGACCACCGGGATATTTAGCCTTGAAATGCCTGGCAAGAAATTGGGGGAACGATTACTTGCAAACATAGGGAACCTGGACGGAACAATGTTGCGAACTGGATTGCTAGACCCGGAAAAATGGGGGGATTACACAAACGCCCGTATGCTTCTGGACGCCTTACCCATTGTGATTGATGATACCCCCGGTATTACCATTCAGCAAATCGCGGCGAAGGTGAAGCAACTCAAGAAAGAATACGGTGATATTTTTATTCAAATTGATTATCTGCAGTTAATCAGCGCAGGTAAAAAGTTTTCGAGTCGAGAACAGGAAATAGCTTATATCAGTCGTTCCTTGAAGCAGATTGCACGGGACAACGATTGTCCGGTAGAAGTGCTGTCCCAGCTCAGTAGGGGCGTAGAACAGCGTCAGGACAAGCGTCCGATGATGTCCGACCTTCGGGAATCTGGTTCAATTGAACAGGATGCAGACGAAATTGACTTTCTGTATAGGGATGACTACTACAACGCCGAAACGGAAAAACGAAATATTGTTGAAATCATCGTAGCCAAAGGCCGGAACACAGGAACAGGACTTGTGGAAATGGTGTACATGAAGAATTTCAGCAAGTTCGTAGATATAGCACGGATGAATTACTGATCAGAAAGGCGGTGTGAATGTGACTGCAAATCATCTGGAGATTGAAAACAACGTAAGAACCATCATGCGGTATCAGATCATTTTAATCAGCCATTTGGAAAATGCGTTAAAAAACGGTGATATTGACGAACACACATTCACCCGCCTGAAAAGTCAGGGTTGTATAGCACAAACCCAGGATGAAATATTGGACCATTTCGAAGGTATCTTCCGCGAACTGGTCACCTATTACCAGGATCGGTTACGACAACGGATTGTAAGGGGGGCTGAATTTATTGAATCCCTTGCTCCTGATGACCCGCGCCGAATGCCTGCCATGGAAAAATACGATGGACTGTGTAAGCAGCTCAAAGAAAGCGAGGACAGGGAACATGGACGACAAAACGGCAATGACGCCTAAGGATGCAGCTAATCAGCTTCATGAGCTTGTGAAGCATATCAAAGCAGAATTCGACAACACAGCGACCCGCATTGGATATTGTGATGGTGAAGCTATGGATTTAACCCATGCTTTTGAATTGCTGGGGCCGGAGGAAATAGACCCAACAGAACTAATGTGGCAGTTTCAAACAAACAGACGGAACCGCCGCCAGGCAAAGGAAGAAAATGAGCAATGGCGTGCTTTATATGAAGTGGTTGTAAAACTGGGATTGTTGCATTATTTCAGTCAGGCTAAACGCGAAGTGAGATCCATAATCAAGACGCAGTATTCACGACAATACACAGTTAAGAATCGCTCTGACCTTCAATGTTATTTTGATAGAGCTAAACTAAGAAATTCGCTAAACAACACAACGACAGGTTGACCAGTAAATAATAGGGGAGTGACTGAACATGATTAGATCGTCAGCTATTAAATTGAATAAAACATTTATCGGTAAAAGTGGACTTATGAGACGGGTGAACAAATTCCGTATCTGTGGCGTGGATGGATCTGGACCAATCGGTGATGTGTTTTATACCCCGATTGATCGGAATGGGAAGGAAGGCAAGGAGAAATCTTGCTATTCAGACGATTTTGCAAAATGGGCCGTGAATGAACTGAACCCACAGGAGCCGTTGAAGAAGGGTGACCATGTTGTGATGCACACATGCTATGAAGCCTGGAAGGAAAAGTACAAGGACAAGGTATGGACGGTCGTGTCGGAACCGTGGGATCTGTGCGGATCGGAAGTTGTGAATTTGGAAGGGTTCAGCGGCGGTTTTGCTACGGAGTATCTGAAAAAGGTAGAAGCTTAATGAATCATGGGTTTATACCCGCCGAAGGAGGTATAACATTGAGCGATAAATATAAGTTTAGCTTAGGCACGAAGGTTACCGTAAGTCGAGAATTGACTGTCTATGGCACTGACGACGAAACTGGTAAAGCAGTTGAGGTTGTTATTACAGCAGGACAAAGTGGCGTTATTAATTCTTGTGGAAGAGATTCGAGATATGGTTACCATCGTGAATTGTATTATGTGACATTCAGTAGCGAAGATAACGAGGAAGAGGTCATGTTCTTCCTTGAAGATTTAGAGAGTGAATGTGAGGTGTTTTCTGATGGGGAAGTGGATCGGCAGGCCGTCACCAAAGAGTAAGCGAATCGGGAATGGATGGTTTGCGGAATTAGATAGGGTCTACAGCAGCGAAGATGGTCAGTATGCCGTTATGACACGTCCAGTAGAAACCGAATGGGGTCAAGTCATTCACGCCTGTATCAGAAATGCAGAAGGTACAGACATACCTTGGGCAGAGAAGCAGAGGATTAAGGATGAGTTGCTAGGAACGGATCGTACAGCAATTGAGGTATTCCCTGCATCATCCGACCTTGTAGATGAAGCGAATATGTATCACCTTTGGGTGCTTCCTGCTGGAATGAGGTTGCCGTTCACGATTAAAACATAGGAGGTGAGAGAGGGAATGCAAGTAAAGTCGGTCGTACCAGTCCATGATCATAAAGAAGTGTCTGAAGCAATGAGAGGAATCTTTGAACAATATGATATGTGTAAATGTTTGACCGATAACCCAGATTATAAAGCGTATGTTGAAGCTATAGAGTCAGCAGTAGATTCTCTCAGTGAGCCGGAAAAGAACCTAATTAGAGAGCGGTACATGGTTGACTTTTATCGGACAGACCTCAGAGTATACATGTTCTATTTGGACCCGCCAATCTCCAAAGACACATACACAAAAATTCGGAAGAGAGCATTTCATAAAATGTTCCTCAGTTTGAGAGATCAGGGCATCATAGTCTGAATATAAAAATCCCCCGCAAGCTTGGCGGCCAGGCGGGGGATTTAATGATTCCATAACACTCACCAAATTATACCACAGGTGAGGGGATTATATGACAAAGAAAACCGTACAATTAACTTTGGGTCTGCCGGCACTGGATAGTGAACAAACCCGCCGCAATGTGGAGGATCGTTTAGAAACTGTCCGCATCTATCGGCAGATCGGCATGACACGCAGAGAAATCGGGACCACCCCGAATTATTCTCCAAGAGAACACGGTGGCACCAATCAAATTAGTATGGCTACCCAAGACACAGCCATTTGGAATGTAGACAAGGAAGCTGAGCTGGAGGAACATTCAATTATGTTGGATCGCGCTCTCCAGAAGTTGAGCCGGAAAGAAAGGGAACTGATTGAACGGCGCTTTTTAGAAGATGAGGACGTATTTGATTATAACGTATGCGGGGAAATGAACATGGGGGAACGTTCCTTCCGTCGAATGAAAGCCAGGGCTATTTATAAGTTATCGCTATCCCTTCGCCTTGAAGTGCTAATTGATCCATTAGAAACAACAGGATTTGAAGAAAAAAAAGTGGCCGCTAAGTGAAACATTATTGGCAGGATTTTGGCCGCAAATTGGCACGCCGTTTTGGTTTAGGCATGATATATTTGTATTGTGGAAATTGGAAGACAGCAAGCGAGTAGTTCAACAGAGCAGGAAACATTTCCTTACCATATTAAAAGGACTGGCACATGATGCTGGTCCTTTTTTTATCCCCCAAAATAGGAGTTGGACATTTTGAAACCATCTATCGGACGTACAGTACATTATCAACGCTACGGAACACCTGGCGGCGAGTATAAAAGCGAACCAAGTGCCGCAATCATTACCGAAGTCGTGAATGAAGAAGAAGGCATTGTTCATATGACAGTGCTTAACCCGACAGGCTTCCACTTTAACAGAAACGTTCCTTTCTCCGAGGTTCCGAAGCCGGGTCATTGGAACTGGCCGCCACGAGTATAGAAAGGAGGGCAACGCAGATGGACGCACCAACAGCGCTTAAATTGGCGCATAAGTACACGGCTTGTCCTGATTGTGGAAACACCTATGTAGGGAATGGAGAAGGAACCATCAAAATTGATGAAAACCTGTTCCATCGAAGTTGCAAATGCGGCTGGAAAGTGACCATAAAGGACGGTGCTGAGGTTGAAGGAGAATGAAACGTTCTATGCGGTGAGTAATGAATTGAAGCAATCATTAAAAATTACACTTACTGCCGCAACAGATGCCTTAAGGGATGCTATGAAGCTACTTGGAGCGGCGATACGTGAAATGATAAACCTTTGGGAAGAGGTTCAGGAGTCGCCGGAGCTGAACGAATACGATGTTAAGAGGATCAAACCTCTAAAGTTGCCTAAAATCCCGCTCAGTCTTCCGCTCAAGCATCAAGTAATTAATCGTAAGCCGGTTCTTCAGGTAGCACGGAGTCGGTGTTGAACAAAAAAAGCCGCTTTAGCGACTTAATTTGAGACTGCTTGAGCTATCATGTACAAAAAGACAAGTACAGCAGCAAGGGAAATACAGCGTATTAAAAGTGGTTTTCCAATTTCATCATACATTCGTTCAAACAAGTGCCAGACCTCCTTTCGTCCTAGTTCTTTCGACACCAAAAGAGGGAATTCCTTCCTATATGTCGAATGATGCTAAAGAAAGGAGGGGATAGCATGAATATGTCCTTTGGAAGACACGAAGGGAAACCTGTAGCGTGGGTTTTAATTGAGAAACCAGACTACATTAAGTGGATGTCATCTAAGAACATGACAGATAGGTCGGAATACAAGTTTGTGGGCAGGCTCTTGGCCATTTTCGATACGAAGCCGTTCTCAAATGAGAGATGTAACGGGCGTTGCAAGGGAGTAAATCCAGTCACAAGGTTTTCCCTTTACAAGGGAAGATACAACATGCCTTTATGGTTTTGTGACGATTGTGACCCGTATACTCATGGGGCAACACCTGGCACGCTAAGCACAATCAGTACAATGGCACAAGCTTTGGGACACTCTGATTACAAACACCTTGTAAAGTTGTTTGCGAAGGCGAAAGGTGTACCAGGTAGGAAAACCGAAAAAGCATTACAGGCTTACTTTGAATATTGAGCCATAAGCATCCGACTGGGTGCTTTTTTTATGTCTAAAAGCGAGGTGGTGATATGAACGAGGTTCAACCGATCCGAGACAAGGCTGTTGTTGAACAAATCAAAAATTACCTGAAGGTAACCAGTTTCCGTAATTACATTTTCTTTAGTATGGGCGTTCATAGTGGATTGCGGGTTTCTGACTTATTGCAGCTCAAGGTGGTTTCGGTTCGTGATCAGGAGCACATCAATTATGTGGCTCAGAAAACGAAGAACCGGAAACGTAAGAAGCGTAAGCGGAAAAAGTTCATCATTCACCCAGATATTTACGATGATCTAATGATTTACATTGCAGATATGGACGATGACGATTATTTGTTCCCCAGCAGGCAAAAGAAGACGCTCACAGGAGCCGTGGGAGAGCCGATCCATAGGATAACGGCCTATAAAATGATCAGCGGTATAGCCAAGCGTTTTGGGCTTACAGACATTGGGGTCCATTCACTTAGGAAGACGTGGGGCTATCACCTTTATAACGACGATCCACGCAATCTGGCGTTACTAATGGAGATGTTCGGGCATGAGGATATGGCAACCACACTGATGTATTTGGGTATCACACAGGACGCCATGGACGATGCTATACGCCGTTTGAGTTTTACACAATCCGGCTAATGTTGCACTCAAACGTGGGAATGGGACAAAGCTTGATCTAATCAGATTCTTGAACTTTCTCCAGTGCAACAGAAATAGAGTTATGTTTCACTCTACTTACTTAATTTGGTTCTAAATGGATCAAAAATGGTTTTTATTTGGGTTGGATTTGAAGAAAAACAATTAGAAGTTTGTCTATTTAGACTGATTCTAAGAAAACCGACTCAATTACGGCTGTATAAACGATGAATAAACGCCCCATTTGAGGGCAATAAGCCGGGAAATAATCAAAATGGGCAAAATCGAAAAAGTCAGTAATGACGCGGGTTTTCGGGTTTATGCATAAAATATGTATATCGAATAATTCAGTTAGGTGTCAAAAAGCCCGTCAAATCAGGGTTTTCCCCACCAGATGGGGAAAGTACATATGTACAAAACTCAGGGTTTTGAACACATGTCTGTGCATAAATATTGCATAAACGAATGTCAGGGGTGAGGTGTATTATGTAATGGCGAGAGAGAGAAGCCCGGACCGCAAGAAAGCATTAGCGATGTGGTTCGCCAGTGGTAGGGAAATGAAGCCAGCCGAGATTGCCGAGAAGCTTGGAATCAGCGCCGGAATGGTTCGGAAGTGGAAGAGCATGGAGAAATGGGACGAACTGCCTGAGCCACGTCCAGGAGCGCCCAAGGGCAATCAGAATGCGATAGGCAATAGAGGTGGGCACGGCGGACCATACGGCAATGACAAAGCCGTCAAGCATGGTCTATTCCGCAAGTTCCTGCCAGATGATGAAGAAACGCGAGAGATTTACGACACAACAGCGGACCTTTCCACGGCGGACATTATGTGGGAAGGCATACGCATCCAGCTCACGAATATCATACATGCCTTGAAGATCCAGCACGTAACGGGCAAGGATGAAATGATTAAAGAGATCAAAAAGCAGAAATTCGAAGTCCATAACACGGGAACCAAGAAGGAACCCAACCTTGAGCAAATCATAACCGAACAGGAATATGAATTCCAGTTTGCGTGGGAACGATCCGCGAATAGCATGAAAGCCATGGCTGCTGCTTGGACGGCGCTGGTCGGCTCCATTAAGAAGTATGAGGATGTTTTGCGGTTGGCTTCTCCCGATGAGGTGAACGAAGTCCAGAAGCAGCGTCTGGAGCAGATTAAGGCCAGCATTGCCGTGATGCGTGGCAAGGTTCCAGATAACAGTAAGCTTGATCTAAACCAGCAAATTACCGCATTAGCTGATTTGATTAACAACCCTGTGCCGGAAAGAGTAATAGATGATGAATAGGGGGTGAGTGATATGGATTTGAGCAAAGTTTCAACAAAGGCTTTATCAGCAGAATTGGAGAAGCGTGAGGGGGTAAGGAAAATTGCCCTTACGCCTGAAGCAAAGGCAAGTTTAACAGGATTGTTCGATCTTCCTGTTTCCATAGAAGGCCCGGCAACTATCCTTATTAACCATGACTGACACAGCCTTGATTCCATATGCTCCATTTAATACGAAGCAGTCGGAATATATCCGGCGTTGCCAGGACTCCTGGTTGAACGTGGCTGAGGGCGGCAAGCGTGCAGGCAAGAATATCATTAACCTGATTGCCTATGCCATGTGCTTGGAGGTTCACCCGGACAAGCTCCATTTGGTTGCTGGTGTGAGTATGGCAGCCACGAAGATGAACGCCATAGACTCCAATGGATTCGGGCTGCAATGGCTGTTCAAGGGCCGTTGCCGTGAAGGCGAATACAAGGACCGTGCAGCGCTCTTCATTCAGACTAAGACAGGTGAGAAGATCGTTATTATTGCAGGCGGCGGTAAGGCAAACAACGCCGCACTGATCAAAGGTAACTCTTACGGCACCGCTTATGTAACAGAGGTCAACGAGTGCCATCCATCGTTCGTGAAGGAAGTATTTGACCGGACGTTGGCATCCACGAAGCGGCAATTGTTCTTCGACCTCAACCCCAAGCCGCCAGCCCATTGGTTCTATGCGGACATTCTGGACTTTCAGGATGAGTTGTTAAAGCAAGGGCAGAACGCAGGGTACAATTATCAGCACTTCACCGTTTTCGATAATCTGAGCATACCTGACGATCGGCTCAAGACGTTGCTATTGACGTATGACAAGTCCAGTCTGTGGTACAAGTCAGAAATCAAGGGTGAGCGGACGGCAGCTACAGGACGGATATACACGGGTTACACCGTCAAGGATGTCATCGTCACTCGGGAGCAGATAAGGGCTGAACGGTTCATTGAGTTTTCGATTGGCATAGACGTCGGGGGCACTGACGCCACGGTTGCCACGCTCACTGGATTTACGCCGCGATATGGATCGGTTATGCTGCTGGATGGTTTCTACCACAAGCAGGGCAAGGAGAACGGCTATACACATGACCGTTACGCAAAGGAAATCGTTGAGAAGATAGTCCAGTGGTCGGAAACTTATCCGGCCTTTTTGTCGTGTGCTCATATCTTTGCTGAATCTGCTGACAAGCTGTTCCGGCAGGCGCTGACAAATGAGCTTAAACGCAGGGGGATACACATTCCTGTGGTGCCTGCTTATAAGAAAGAGGGCATTGTTGACCGGATCAGATTGACGAACGTCCTAATTAACCAAGGGCGGTACAAAATCATGGCCCATCTTAAACATTGGATTGAAGCCATAGAGAACGCCACTTGGGACGAGACAGAACGCCAGAAGGGTGAATGGGTGCGGACGGATGACGGAAGTTACCCAGTGGACTGCTTGGATAGTAGCGAATACGCCGTACAGCCGTTCAAGAAGAGACTGGAGGTATAGAAATGGGGTGGATCAAGAATATGGTCATGAAAATGCTGCGTATTAACCCAGCGCCGGAGAATCGAATTGTAAACATCACTGAGCCGCTATCATATCGGACGAATGTATTGCGTAACCGCTTATGGTTCCGTGGTGATGCTTCTGAGCTGGATCAGTTTTACAAGCAGACAGGGACAGATGCAGTGGGCAAGGCAAGGTTCTGGGCAGCGGTACCCAGTCAGAACATGACGATTAGGAAAATTCATTCTGGTATGCCCGCCATGATTGCAGAGCGTCTATCGGATATCGTCGTTGCTGATCTGGAAGCCGTTGAGGTGGATAAGGAAACCGCATGGGATGATATCAGTGAGGACAATGATTTTGCTGAGTTGCTTGGTCAAAACATCATAGACGCTTTGGTGGCCGGGGATGGAGCATATAAAATCACCGTGGATACTGATGTTACCAAATACCCGATCATTGAGTTCTACAGTGGGGATCAGGTGGAGTACATACGGAATCGCGGCAGGCTGCAGGAGGTTGTCTTCTTTACGGATTACACGCTAAAGGGCAAGGATTACCGCTTGGAAGAAACCTATGGGCTTGGTTACATCCGGTATCAGCTTTATGATTCTTACGGGAAAGGCGTGCCGCTTACTGTATTGCCTGAGACGGCAGCACTGGCGAACATTGAATACGATGGCAAGTTTATTATGGCCGTGCCGCTGATGTTCTTCCGCAGCTCCAAGTGGGAGGGACGAGGGAAATCCTTGTTTGATAGCAAGTCAGACAACTTTGACGCATTGGATGAGGTGGTCAGTCAATGGTGGGATGCGATTCGGGCTGGACGGGTGCAGAAGTACATTCCAGATGACTTGGTTCCTAAGAATCCTGAGACTGGGGCGCCAATGCGTGCCAACCCATTTGATAATCAGTTCATCAAGGTTGGCAGCTCCATGGCTGAGGACGGTAAAGACCAAATCACCATGTTGCAACCGCAAATCCTGTATGAAGCATTCGTGGGGTCCTATGCCAGCGCTCTGGATATGTGCTTGCAGGGCGTTATGTCGCCATCCACGCTGGGCATTGACTTGAAGAAGACCGACAACGCAGAAGCGCAGCGGGAGAAGGAGAAAGCCACACTATACACCCGTGGCAAGATCATTGATGCGCTGAATGAGGTGTTGCCCCGTCTGGTGGAAACGGTATTGAAGGTGCATGACACGATGCAGAGTCGGGCAGCAGGCGAATATGAAGTATCGGTTAAGTTCGGTGAATACGCTAGTCCATCCTTTGACGCCGTGGTAGAGACGGTGGGCAAGGCCCGGACGTTCGGTGTGATGAGCGTAGAACGTGCGATTGAAGAAATGTACGGTGATACCTGGACGGATGAAGAAAAGGCTGCTGAGGTAGCACGCTTGAAGGCAGAACAAGGATACATTTTAAATGAACCGGCTCTAAATCGTGATGCCCCGCCTGATCCTGATGACGAGGACGATGAAGAGCCAGAAGTTGATGACGAATGAAGAAATACGACATCCGTCAAATCTTTTCTGACATGGAAATGGATCTGATCAAGTCCATGAAGCGCAACCTGAAACGTCATGAGCTTGACGAAGAAGAGGAAGGCAAGGAATGGGAGCAGTGGCAGCAACGCAAGCTGCAAGACATCCAGCAGTACCGCAAGGAGACACGCCAGATATCCAAGAAGTATGAGCCGGAAGTAAAGAAGGCAGCCGAGGAAGAGGTTAAAGGCTCCTGGCGGCGCGGGGCTGATCGTGTGGCGAACACAGTCAAGGGCCTGTGGAACAAAATCACGGGTAAGAAACCGGATATAGAGCCCGAGGATGGTTCAGATCGTAGCTTCTTCAGGATCAATGAGAAGCGGGTTAACGCTCTGGCTGATGCTGCACAAAACAATCTTCAAATTGCCCGTCATGCCATGCTGAGACAAGCAGATGATGTGTACAGACAGACCATCTACAAGTCCCAGGTATATTTGAACAGTGGTGCCGCTTCGCTGAATCAGGCTATAGATATGGCGACCAAGGAGTTTCTGGAGAAGGGGTTTGACAATATCACCTATGCTAATGGAAGGCGGGTGAACATTGCTTCTTATGCGGAAATGGCGTTGCGTACATCTTCACAGCGTGCTGTATTTGCCGGAGAGGGTGCCAAACGGAATCAACTGGGCATACGAACCGTGGTCATATCTTCACACGGCAACTGTTCGAAGCTGTGTCTGCCTTATCAGGGCAAGGTGTTCATTGACGATGTGTATTCCGGGGGATCGGCTGCAGATGGGAAGTATCCGCTACTGAGTACCGCCATAGCTGGGGGCTTGTTCCATCCGAACTGTCGCCATAACATGACCACGTTCATTGTGGGAACCAGCTCATTGCCTAAACCAGTTGACGATGAGAAGGCACTTTCCAACTATCAGGCTGAACAGAAACAGCGCTACATGGAACGTCAGATACGCAAGTACAAGCGCCTGGAAGCGGGCAGCGTGGATGAAGGAAACCAGGCGAATTACAAGGCCAAGATTAGACAGTGGCAAGCTCAATTGCGGATGCACCTGCGAGAACATGACTACTTACGCAGGGATTCCAAGCGTGAAAAACTCAGAATACCGCCTAATTAGCACCTTCTCATGTAGAGGGTGCTTTTTGTATGGGCTCCAGATGAGACTGCTGGGGCTCACCGCTCAATAACCGGAGCATATCGGTTAACTCCCTTAGCTGGAGAGCAGCTATACAAATCTATGGAGGTTGATGATATATGGATTGGCTGAAAACGTTGTTGAAGAATGCGGGATTGGATGATTCAAAGATTGACGGGATCGTAACGGATGCAGGCAAGGAGCTTCCAAAACACTTTGTTCCCAAATCGCAGTACAACGACTTATCGGATGTGAAGAAGAAGCTGGAGAAGGACGTCACGGATCGGGACGCACAGCTTGAAACGCTCAGTAAGGATGCAGGAGCTTCGGAATCGCTCAAGGCTGAGATTGCCCGCCTTCAGGGGGAAAACACCACAGCCAAGCAGCAGTATGAATCTGATTTGAAGGATATTCAGATGAACAATGCAATTTCTGCTGCGCTTAACGGTAAGGTCCATAACGAGAAGGTGGTTACGGGCATGATCGACAAGGCCAAGTTGGTCATTGGGGATGACGGCAAGGTTGTAGGGCTGGACGAGCAATTGAAGGGGCTTCAAACATCGGATGCCTATTTGTTCAAGCCTGATGAATCAGGTGGCGGCAATGGTGGTGGTGCTGGTGGTTTCCGTGTTGGTAATCCAGGGCAAGGGACCGGGCAAGCCACGAACGATCAACTGGCAAGTATTTTCGGCGTTGCTGAAACGAAGTAATAAACCAATTTACTAATTTAAGGGAGAGATGAACACATGGCGTTCAACTATGTAGAAAGTTTTTTGACAACATTGCAGCAGAAGTATACGAAAGAGTTGGCTTCCGATGCCCTGACCACGCAAAATGCAATCTGGGTGAACAACAAAACGATCAAGGTACCGCGTTTGGATGTAGCGGGGTACAAGAACCATAACCGTTCCGGGGGCTGGAATCGTCAGGCAGTCAGCAATGATTTTGAGACGATGACCCTGGGATTTGACCGTGATGTCGAGTTCTTCATTGACGCGATGGACGTAGATGAAACGAACCAGGTCCTTTCTGCCGCTAATCTGACAGCTACATTTGAGAAGGAACAGGCCATTCCTGAGCTTGATAAATATCGTTTCTCCAAAATGTATGCAGACTATGTGGCGATGGGCTACACACCTGATACAACCGTTTTGGATGCTGCTAATGCCTTGGAAGTGTTCGACGAAATGATGATGAACATGGACGAGGCAGAGGTACCGCAGGAAGGCCGGATCATGTACGTAACGCCAACCTATATGAAGCTGCTGAAATCCGCTGAGAAGCTTCGCCAGATCGTAACCGTTGGTCAGAACAGCGGAGTTATTGACCGGGCAGTACGCAGCTTGGATGAGGTTGTGTTGAAATCCGTACCTTCCAGCCGCATGAAGACGGTTTACGACTTTACGAATGGCGCTCTTCCTGGTGTGGGTGCGAAACAGATTAACTTGATCTTGGTTCATCCTGATTGTGTTCTGGCGCCGATCAAACACAGTGCAATTTATCTGCATGAGCCAAGCACCCATACACAGGGTGACGGTTATCTGTACCAAAACCGCCGTTACACGGATCTGTTCTTGATCGAGCGTAAAGCGGCAGCAATCCAAATGAACGTTCAAGCCTAAATATAACAACCAATAGAGAGGGGCAAATCACATGTTGTTTGCAGTAAAGGGAAATACACAGTTTAAGATTGACGATGCTGACCGGGATACCTATCTTAAACTCGGCTACGATATCGCTGAACAGTCGGGGAATACGCTTGAGGTGGTAGAGAACGCTTCAAGCAAAAAGGTGTCTTGGAAGGAATACGAAGCCCTGGTAAGAGAGAATGAGGATTTGAGAAAGCAGATTGCGGAATCCGGTTCTGGTACACCAGAAGCGCTGAAGGGTCTGCAAACCCAGTTGGATGACGCGAACAAGGAAATCAAATCACTTAAAAAACAGATTGCAGCCACGACTACACCTGATGACAAGTAGGTGATGGCATGTCATATGCAACGGTAGAAGAATATGAACTGTATGGGGACGGCATGATCCCGGCTGAGGACTTGAACAAGGCTCTTAGTCGGGCATCCGACCAAATAGACAGCCTGACCTATAATCGCATCGTACAACGCAAACTGGAAGGTCTGACAGCCTTTCAGCGGGGAAACGTGGTTAAGGCAGTGTGCCAACAAGCCGATTTCCAGTTCCAATATGGGGATTACTTGGACTTCCCTCTCTCTGGATACTCCGCAGGCAGCGTCAGCGTGTCATTTAAGGCCGTTGATGGCCCCGGAGGGGTTAAGACTACCGAAGGTGTTACAAGCCTGCTGAGAGCCACAGGGCTGATGAATAGGGGGCTACGTTGATGCGGGGTAAGTTTCCGTTTCCACATTGGATATTGAAGACACCGGTTCAAGTGTTTCATACCAAGCTGTCAGAGGATGGGGAGCCTGTCGAGGAATTAATCTTTGACGGGCTTGCTTGTTATGACGAGAAGATGCGTCAGAAGCTGGATAAGGAGCGCCGATTGGTCACGCTATCCGGTAAGGTGATCATCCGGGGCGATATCCTGCCAGGAGAATTGATTGAGGGCTTTGTCCGGGTTGGCGGTACTGATCGGATCATATTCAGCGCTTCAAGGCCGCAACATCCAGACGGCAGCGTCTTTTCTACGGAATTGGAGCTGAGCTGATGGTTAAAGTGAAAGTGACGATGGATCCCAAGGCTATGCGGGAGCTTGCAAATGCCCCGATCAAGGCGCTTGAAGTCGTAGCGAACGGGAAGGAACAGAGCATCTTGACTGAGATTGCCAATGCTCAGGTTGTGCCGAAGCAAACAGGTGAGCTTGAGCGAAGCGCTTGGGTAGACAAAACAGGGCTGAAGAAGGGCCAGGTGAAGATTGTCTATGACACCCCGTATGCACGCCGTCTATACTGGCATCCAGAATATAACTTCCGCAGGGATAAGAACGCCAACGCCCAAGGGTTGTGGCTGGAAGCTTGGCAACAAGAGCAGAAGGGTTGGATACGTAAGACGTTTGAAAAGCTGATCAAGAAGTTCGGGGGTGGATTCATCAAATGATGCTGTCCGAGATTAGGGATTGGCTGAAAACGCAGATCGTTTCCCCAAATTGGTACATTGGCAAGATCGACGGCAAAAAGGAACAGTCCGTTGGGATTTACAACCTGAACACCGGACAACCTTACATTGCCATCGGAGGGCTGGAGAACACCAGCTATGCCAGCAAGTCCATATCCATCCTGGTGCACTGGTCAAAGAATGCAGATACAGCGGAGCGTAAGGCCCATGAGGTCTATGCTGCGCTATTTGGTCGTTCTGATGGGGAAATTGCGGGGCATCGTGTTATTGCCTTTGAGATGCGGACACCATGGCCTATTGATGTGGGTACCGATGATGCAGGGATATATGAATACGTGATTGAGACAACGATTTATTACGAGAGGTAGGGGATTTTAATGCCGACAACTGGCGTTTTTCCGGTTCATAACAATATTTTCAAAGTAGGTATCAAGGGTCGAGCTTCCACAGATTCAGAGTTGGTGATGATCAAGGATCTGGAGAATTTCGCGCCAGCCATCGATGGTAACACCGAAGAATGGAGTTCGATGGACCAAGGGGGCTGGACAAGACGCGCGGTAACAGGTAAGTCCCTGTCGTTCAGTTTTTCCGGTAAAAGGAATTATGGCGATCCAGGTAACGATTATGTTGCGGGTCTGCTGCTTGAAACAGGGCAAGGTGTGGAAACCATCTTTGAATGGACGATGCCATCCGGTGCGAAGCTGACCATGGATTGTGTCATTAACTTGACCACTCCAGCAGGCGGTGACAGCACGAATATTGACGGTCTGGAATTTGAATTATTGTCTGACGGTAAGCCGGACTTCGAGAAAGCACCGACCACACCATAATCATAAACCAAGGGGGATTTACCAATGTCAAAAGTTATTAATATCACAGATAAGTTTTCTACAGAAATGCCGTCCATCCAGATCGGCGAGAAGTTGTATCCGGTCAATAATGGTATTTCAGCCATGTTGGCGTTTGAAGAAGCCGCAACAGGCGGCGTTACTGGCGTCCTGAAAGCCTTGGAAGGTGCCTTTGGCAAAAAGGCATATAAAGAAATGGGGATCGAGGACATGAGCATGGGGAACATCATGGTCCTTTCTTCTGCTGTCCTTGCTGCAATGTCGAACATTAGCTATGAGGAAGCGAATGCGCGATTTCAGCGGGAAGTCCAGTCCTGACGGCTGGTATGACCTGTACGAAGATTGGGGGCTAATTGAATCCAGTCTTGCCAAGCAATATGGAATCCGCATCCGGCAGCACGCGGATATGCCGTGGGAAGAGTTTTGTACGCTAGTTGGGGGTCTTATGCCAGATACACCACTGGGAAGCATCATATCAATCCGAGCAGAGCAAGATCCCAAGACTATTAAGGGTTTCAATGCAGATCAGCGCCGAATCTATAACGAGTGGCGAAAACGGCAGTCATATAAACAATTGGAAGACCCTCAGAAGTATGCACAGGACATGAAGAGTCTGGAAGCCATTATGGACCGGGCGTTTGGGGGTGGGTAGATGTCCAGCGCAGGACGGGTAGATTTAGACCTAGGGCTCAATTATGGGCCGTTTCAAAGTCAGCTTAACGGAATCGCTGGCACAGCTACCAACCTTGTCGGTGGGGCATTCCGCAAACTGGGCGGGATCGTTGCCGCTGCTTTTGCTGTAAATGGTATCAAGGAATTCAGTAAAGAGGCCATCAACTTGGCATCCGACTTGGCTGAGGTCCAGAACGTGGTGAACGTTACGTTCGGTGCCATGACTAGCCAGATTAACAACTGGTCAACTAACCTGATTGACAGCTTTGGTTTGTCGGAACTGGCAGGGAAGAAATATGCATCCACCATGGGTGCCATGCTCAAGTCATCCGGTATCTCTGGTGAAGCCATGAAACAGATGTCCGTTAATTTGACGGAATTATCTGCTGACATGGCTTCTTTTTATAACATCACGAATGACGAAGCGTATTACAAAGTGTTCTCTGGCATGGTCGGTGAGACTGAGCCGCTGAAGCAATTGGGTGTAAACATGTCCGTGGTCAATATGGAAGCCTACGCGATGTCCCAGGGTATCACGAAATCATGGCTATCCATGACACAATCGGAACAGGCCATGCTTCGGTATGGCTACTTGCTACAGGTAACGGCCGATGCTCAGGGTGACTTTGCCCGAAACGGCCAATCATGGGCGAACCAGATTCGTATCATGGGCGAACAGTGGAACATCTTTAAAGGCACGATGGGTGCGGGCTTTATCAACATCTTGGCCCCTATCGTAAAAGGGCTCAATTGGGTTATAGCCAAGTTGCAGATTGCAGCAGCCTATTTCAAGGCATTTACGGAACTTGTCTTTGGTGACGCCGTGAACGCTGGTGGCGCAGGAATGACAGTGGCCACCGATGCAATGGGCGGGATGGGTGATGCAGCAGCGGCCGCAGCTCCTGCTGTAGAAGATACAGGCAAAGCGGCTGAGAAGGCAGGCAAGAAGGCCAAGAAGGCCGGGAAAGACATGAAGGGCAGTCTGGCCGGATTCGATCAGCTCAATACACTTGCTCAATCCGCGGCGTCCGCTCTGGATGATGCAGGTTCTAAAGCTGCTGGAGCTGGCAAAGGAATAGGCGGGGGCTTGGGCGGTTTGGCTGGGTTTGGTGACCTGGACTTGGGAACACCATCCATTGAGGTGGACCCGATCAAGCAACAAGTGGCAGCGTTCTTGGAAGATGTCAAATCGCGGTTCTCTAAAGCTTGGGCGTACATCTCTTCGGGCTGGGGCGAAATGCGGCCGGCACTGCAACCGTTCATTGATATGATTGTGCCTATTCGTCAATCCGTATCCAATATGGGCAAGACATTCTTGGATCTGAAAGACAAGGTACTTGTTCCGGTGGCGAAGTACATTTTGGGTGACTTCATTCCGGCCATCGTCACAGGCTTTGTTAAATCGTTTGCTCCTGTCATTGCGAAGCAGATCGTATGGACATTTGATTTCCTTGACCGGACATTCCGGAATTCCACGGATCAAGCCATTAAGCTGTGGGAAAACGTGTGGTTACCGAGTCTGGAGAAGGTGAAGAACGCCTTTGTTACCAATATGCCGTTAATCGCGGCAGCCCTGCAAAGCCTACTGGATGGGACATTGAACCCGTTCACGGATTTCATGATGAACGACTTTGCAATCCCAGTATCTACGGTGCTTGCTGAGACGCTGGTACCCATCTTCACTGACACACTGGTCTGGGCCATTGATACGTTTACCAAGACGTTCACGAATGCAGTCAACCATATCAACGATCTATGGGACAGCACACTGAATCCGGCTCTCGAACAGTTCAGGGATTTGTTCTTGGATATCATTCCGCAGATCGGGAAATCATTTTCTGACTTGCTGAATGGTACGTTAAAGCCGTTTGTGGATTATGCCTTGAATGACTTCATCATCCCGATTGCCGCGAAGATTATTGATACGCTGGTACCTGTGTTTGCAGATACGTTGGTTTGGGCTTTCAAGGAAGCAGCCAACACGTTTGAATGGGCCGTCAAGCTGATCAATGACATTTACAACACGGTGTTGAAACCCGTCTTTGATCTGATTAAAAAAATTGTCTTGGATACGCTGGAGACAATTAAAGGTTTGTGGAACAAATACGGGGCCGAGCTACTTGCGAAGCTGACGGAGTTTATGGAGAACACGCGCAAGCTGTTCCAGAAACTTTGGGACGACATCCTGAAACCGATCATAGAGCCGTTCCTCAAAAAGCTGAATGAAATTTGGGACGGCACGCTCAAGGGAATCATCAAGCAAGTGGGCGAGGTGGTCATGAAACTGGTTAACGCTGCATTGGACATCTATAACAAGTTCATTGTTCCGTTGATCAGTTATGTCATAGACAAACTGGCTCCAGGCTTCACCAAGGGCTTTAACATCATACTGAACATCGTGACAACGGTCATCGAGAGCGTAGGCGGAATCATCAAGGGGTTGCTGAAAACGCTTGGCGGGGTCATTGATTTTGTCGCTGGTGCTTTCACAGGTGATTGGCGCAAAGCTTGGACAGGCGTAAAAGACATTTTCGGCGGGATATTCGATTCCTTGTACAGCTTGGTCAAAGCACCGCTGAATCTGATCATAGATGGCATTAACAAGGTCATCGAAGGATTCAACAGTTTGAGCGTAAGCATTCCTGAGTTTGAGGTCTTTGGTCAGAAGGTCGGCGGGGGTAACATTGGGGTACCACAGATCCCGAAAATTCCGAAGCTGGCTAAAGGCGGTTTAGCCTACGGGCCGACACTTGCCATGGTCGGGGATAACCGGGGCGCTTCCGTTGACCCTGAGGTTGTATCGCCGTTGTCCAAGCTGCAAGATATGATAGGTGGCAATAATCAGCCGATGGTGGAAATCTTGCTCCTGATCTTGGATGCAATCCGTAACGGAGATAAACAGACCGTCATTCAGCTCAATGGTACGGAGTTGGGGCGTGCTGCAGCGAGAGAGATAAACGATATTACAAGGCGTACAGGCCGTTCGCCATTAACGACATAGGAGGGATGCAGATTGGAAATCAAAATTAATGGTCAAGAGATTGCCGCTTATCCCTCCACGTACCAGGTGACGGTACTTGACTTGGATGACGCTAATTCATCGGTACGTACTGCAAACGGAACCTTGAACCGGGACAGGATAGCGGTCAAACGGCAGATAGACATGACTTGGGGGATGCTGACATGGGCAGAAATGTCCTCCATCCTTCAATCCATGTCCAATGTGTTTTTTGACTGCACTTATCCAGATCCCATGACAGGGAAGCATGAAACTAAACGGATGTATGTCGGCAATCGGCCTGCACCGTTCAGTGTGATGAGTGGCGGCGTCATGTACTGGAATGGTCTCAAATTGACGCTGACAGAGAGGTGATGAGATGTATCCAATATCGCCGCTCTACACGGATTATTTAAGACGGCCAGACCGGGAATTCATTGTCAAGGCTCTGGTGGGCAGTGAGGAATACGATAGCAGTAGAATCGTGGATTTCAGTATTGAGAACAGTTTGAGCTTGACCGATGGTTTCCAGATCGGGACGGCCATTCCCTCTAAACTGACGATCAAACTTCGAACAAATGAAATCATCCCAGCGAATGCGCGTATTGTGCCATATCTCTCTCTGTCTCTGGCTGGCCTGACGTGGTTAGAAGCACAGTACCCATGGCAAGACATGAACATCACTTGGACGGGCTCAGGGACGGACTGGCTGCCGCTGGGAGAGTTCTTTGTAGATGATCGGGAGAAGATCAATGATGTCTGGACGTACACCTGTTACGACAAGCTGGTTATGGCTGACGTGGCGTACATATCATCATTGACTTATCCCACCACACAAAGAGCGGTCTTCAATGAAATTTGCAACCGGCTCGGCTGGACGTATGACAGCAGCGTGGTGATTAATCCGGCCTATCAGGTGCAGGCAGGGCCAGCAGGGTACACCATGCGCCAAGTACTTGCCTATATCGCTTCTGCGAATAGCGCGAGTATTTTTATTGATAAGGCTGGCACATTGAAATTCAAGCGGTTTACGGCTGCTGAAGAACCTGTATTTGAAATGACGACAGCGGATTATGTGGTTGCGAAAATGACCAATCCCGTTAAGTCATATAGCCGTGTAGTGGTAACGTACAACACCGAGGATGGCTTGCAGTATGAAGCAGGAACCGGGGATGAGAACCATACCCTCTACCTAGAAAACCCGTTCATGACCCAATCGCAAGTAAACAACTTGCAGGCTGCGCTGAACGGCTTCTCGTATCTGCCTTTGACGATGGAAGCGCGGGGGTATCCTCAGTTGGAACAAGGGGATGTCATCGGGTTTGTGCAGCAGGAAGGCAGTACCTGGATTGATACTGTGTCAACATGGGAAGATACCCAGATCCCATGGAATGGGCTTGTAGAGTACAAGTCAATCATCTTACACCAGGTGTTCAGCTTTGCGGGTGGATTGAAGATGAGCCTGGAAGCCACATCTGTTTCAGAGCAGCGCAGTGAATTTGTCGTAGAAGGCAGCCTAACGCAACAAGTGAACAAGCTGAATAAAGATGCGATCAAGGAAGGGAAGTCCTACTATGGGGCTACCATCACCCGTACTGAGGGGTTAATCGTTGAGCGGGAAGATCACAAGAGCAAGGTCATTTTGAACAGCGACAAGCTATCATTCCAGGCCGATGGTCAAGACAAATTGTACTTCGATCCGGTTGCAGGCAAATACAAATTCATAGGCACGTTGGAAGCTTCAGATGGTGTGTTCAGCGGAACAGTTTCCGGGGGGCGCATTGTGGGTGGAAGCATACAGATAGGCAACTCATTTTCCGTCAACGAGTCAGGCCATATGGTTGCGGTTGGCGGGGAATTTAGTGGCACGATCACGGCGGCGGTCATCACAGGGGGCCAGATCAACGGGACTTTTATTGAAGGTGCCGACATTCTCGGCGCCCGGATTCGGACAGCAGCAAGTGGGGATCGGATCGAGTTGGCCCCGAGTGGGTTCGTCTTCTACGATAGTGGTAACGCAAGGCGTGTAACTTTGGGTACCAACCAGTCTGCTGGTATATCGGGTCACACCTATTACAACGCCAGTGGACAGTCTCAAGGGTTGATCTATGCAAACTCCAATGAGCTAGCTGTCATCGGTAATAACGGGTTACGTCTTGGATCAACTTCAGGGTTCACAACTCTACAAGGTAGCGTTAACTTCACTGGAAGTGTAACAGGTCTTTCATTAAGTATAAGTCAAATCAACGGATTACCTGGACAACTACAGTCGTTGCAGAATCAGATAGACTCTTTGAGAACAAGTTTCAATAATCACACTCATACTGTCACCACAGCAAATCACAATCATGGTAACTCTGCGAATCTACCTGGAACAGGTGGTGGAACCTTTACGACATCTACTCCGTAATGTATCATAATAGGAAAATAGCACCAATACGGAGGTTAAGATATGAAAAAGGTTGCACACAAAGTCGCATATATTGCTGGTGGTATTATCATCGGTATTGTTTTTTCGACATCTGCAGGAGCATTTGCAGATACGGTCAAAAGTGTGGTTGGAAAAAAGGTTACTGGTGAGTACACAATTGTTGTAGATGGAAAGAAACTTTCAGACAAGGGAGCGGTTATTGATTCACGAGCCAATGTACCAGCACGTGCCTTGTCTGAAGCATTGGGGGCTGATGTATCTGTGAGTGGAAAAACGATAACTATCTCATCTCAAAATGAAGAATCAAATTCAGGCACTGACACTGGTACTCCAGTGGCAACAAGCAACAAATTCATAGGTTATACAAAGGCTAGTTTACAAGAATTGAGAGATAGTAAAATTAACAACACCATTAAGATTGCAACCGAAGGCAGAGAAGACTTATTGAAGGAAATGGAGATTCTTAAACAAACAGAAGCTCAAGGCATTCCTGTTCCTGTTTTAGCCGACAAAGAAAAGCAACTAGCTTCATACGACAAAATTCTAGCTGACGCAAATGCAGAACTGAAGCTGATCGATGAAGCACTCTTAACAGCAAAATAATATCAACATTACAGAGAGTCCATTTCATGGGCTCTTTTTTTTGTTGCCCAAAAGGAGATGGCTGCATGATCGTAAATGGTATCACCTATAAAAAACCCCTGGCTTGCTGCAGATTCTGTGGCACGCCTGTTTTTGTTTTGCACAAGGATGTCCAGGCAAATGAACAAATTTTTGAAAGCATTTTGAAATCTAAGGGGATTCCACCGCAGCCTGCTCCGTTCCCTGATCAGCAGCCACGCTGTGCTACTTGCGGCGAGGCATGGACGCAATCTGATTTCATGTTGAGAGAGGGTGAACTGCATGGATGAACAGCGTTTACGTGAGATTATCCGCGAGGAACTGATTGCCCACGATGAGCGGACCAAAGCTGAGGTTATCACGATCCGCGTCAATGATCAGATGAAAGCAACTATGCTTGAGGTCATGAAGAATATGAATCATCAACCTTTAAATCAAAATAAATGAAATGAGGGATTTGCATGAGATCAACAGAAGGAACAAAGTTACTGGCAGGAGAGGTTATCGTTCCTCTCAAGATTGAGTTTGTGGAGGGATCAGAATTACCGTTGGCGGAGTTAATTAGGAAGTTTGTTCGTGAGGAATTAGACGCTTCTGTTACTAAAACTGAACCGGAAGTAATCAGTCCGATAGGATCACTGAAATCCCTTGGATTAACTGCTGGTCAGATTGTTTCTTCTGTTACACATGTAGGAGAAACGTTTTCCCCGCTTCAAGTGGACAAAAAAGAGCCGAAGAGAGTGAATGACCTTCGTCCAGTAGTGAAGCAGATACTTCACGTATTAGTTGAACATAAGGTCCCAATGAGTTCATTGGAAAGAGTGCTGGGCATGGTCAATGACGCAGCGTATACCAGCACTCCTGTTCAAGAAATTTGGGCTAATGATGATTACGCTGGTTATAAAGATTTATAAACTGTTCCCCAGCTTCAGATATTCCAAAACGATGGTCGATATCAAGGACTAACCTACCGCTTGCAACACGGGCTGGGTGAATACCATTAATATACTGGTAGCGGTGTCCTGCTTCGACGGCCGAATCAAATTCAGGATCACCGAGCTTAGTGAATACATCGCTAGAGTGCTGCGAGTTCTTGATTTTAACCAGCAAGTCATAGAGAACTTTATTATTGCTGAGATTGTCTGTGGACATATAAAAAAACCTCCCTTCTAAGTTGTTAGGCGTAACGTCCTAATGATTCGACAAAAAGGGAGGTTTTTCCTTTGGAGGTGTAATTTTTGAAAGTGAAAAAAGTATTAGAACTGTCCGTAGACGTGACTGACATTTTCCGTGAGAGTCCTTTAGTGATCCGGGCTATGGTGGACACATTGCCTACGTTGGATTCTCAGGTTGCATTCCTTCGGGCTATTCACCAAGACGTTGAAAATTTATTGAAAGGAGTTGTTACGAATGGCGAACCGGTTCGCGAATCTGGAGGGCAGCAAAAAGATAAGTGAGGATTTCAATAACATCAACATCGGTTTTGATCGTGTACAGACCGAGATCGACACCAAAGGCACGCCAGCAGATGCCCAGGCTAAAGCCGATGCAGCCAAGGCGTCAGCTATTGCCGCGGCTGCTGCTGATCTGGCTGCACATAAGGCACGCGGGGCAGATGAGCATCCCACGGCAAAGGGAAATGCCGCAGGGTTTATGTCTGCTGCTGACAAGCTCAAATCTGATGCCAGCACCAGTGCCGCAACTCCTGACACTATCATGCAGCGTGACGCAGAGGGGCGGGCCAAGGTAGCGGCTCCAGCGGCAGCAGACGACATTGCCCGGAAGGCAGAAACGGACGCCGTACAATCCAATCTGGACAGCCATACGGGCGATACAGTAAAGCATGTCACACAGGCCGAACACGACAAACTGAACGGCATTGCTGCTGGAGCTGAGGTCAACCAGAATGCATTTGCAGTTATCAATGATGTAGAAGCTTCGAGCAAGTCTGATACAGTTGTTTTCGTGGGTGGTACGGGGATTACAGTCACAACCGATCCCGAGGGCAAGAGGATTGTTTTGACGGCAACAGGGGAAGCAACGCCGGGGGCTCATGCATCATCCCATATCACAGGCGGTACGGACGTAATTCCTGACGCAGTGGTTGGTGGCTCCAGTGGCCTGATGAGCGGTTCGGATGCTAAGTATGTTCGCCAGGATGGGGAGACGAAGACCGGGGCGCAAGCAAAAGCTGATGAAGCAAAACAAGCTGCAATAGATGTAAGCTTACCACGTGCAGGCGGAGCATTGACTGGACCGTTACGATTTAGCAATTGGGGAGAAATCAGCGCAAGCACAGGTGGGTATGTGTTGTATGGCCATAACTGCTATTTGGATGCGGCTGGTGTCGTGTATCGTTACCGTAACACTCACGCCAATATGGGTGCGCGAGGGATTGTATTCCGTCTTGGTGCTGGTCTTCAAGGGGCTTGGATGTTTGATATGGGAGCAATCGCAACAACAGCAGGGGCATCATTTACGCCTGTACTTAAACGTCTGCTCAATACGGACGACTACAGCGCAATTGTGCAGGATTATATTCGCCAGCCAGGATATGCAGTGACAACAGGTTCAGCATCTACTTATATTGTCACACTCAGCCCTGCACCTGCATCGTTACCGGACGGGTTCGGGGTTACGATCATTCCACACGTTGATAACAGCGCAACACCAACACTTAACGTAAACGGGCTTGGTGCGGTTGCGCTAAAGGACCAAAAAGGTGTAGCGTATGCTGCTGGTAAACTGGTTGCCGGACGGCCTTATACGTTTCGTAAGGTAGGATCGGATTTTTTGGCCGATAGCTCTGGTGGCTCAGGTAACGCAGTAGCGGGAGATATCAGAGCAGGGAAAACGGCGACAAACGATGGCGGGGATGTCGTAGGAAACGTGGTTGTTCGGAATACATCACAAACGAATATAACACCAACAACAAGTGCCCAAACGCTGCAACCTGGAATTTATGACTATCCCATTGTGGTAGCGGGTGTTCCCGCAGCAACAGCAGATCTACTGACTCAAACTCAATCGGTGCCTGCGAATTCAAGTAGAGCTTTTAATTATGCAACCCAACCTAATATAGCATTTGTTACTACAAGTGCATCGATGGCCCAACAGCACGCAATGATGCTACTGGGGCCTACTCCTAGAATTAACCATAACGGAACAGTCCTTTTCACAGACACTTTGAACCCAAATGGTTACAGTCAAGCCCTTTCTTATTCGAGTTGGAATGGGTCAAGTTACCAAATATATAACAATAATGGAGTAGCAGCAAATCTCACTGTGGAAGCGTATTTCAAACGATAAGGAGAGGGTAAATGTGAATTCTACAGAGTGGATCAAATCAAACTATATGGTTGTTAATGACCCGTATATAGGAGAATCTGTTTACTGGGGAAACGGGATCATTTATTACGGCATCCTTACCCCAGTAGATAAATTTATCGAAATGTTCGGGGATGTGATCGAAGAGTCAATCGAATCTAATGTTGATGTTAAACAGGCAATTAGAGATAGCGACCCTGAAAACAGTAAAGGCTTTAACGAAATATTGTAACAGGCGTTCCGACATCGGAGCGCTATTTTTATGTCCTCTGGAGTGGTCAGAGGGCTTTTCAATATATTCAGATAGAGACGGGGGAGCAGGATGGAATGGACGGTACTAATCAGTGTAGTCGCGGCTATTAGCGGTCTCATCTTAGGGTGGTCTGGACGTACCAGATCATTTAGACAAGACATTATCCAAGAGGCGGGAGCTGATGCCTTGCAACGCGCAGATGTGGACTACATAAAGCGCGGCGTGGATGATATCCGACTTGAACAAAGGGTTCAGGCGCAGCGTGTAGATGCATTGTCGGAGCGGGTCACGCGGGTTGAGGAATCAGCTAAGCAAGCCCATAAACGGATTGACCGAAAAGAAGATATTGGAGGCGCATAGATTATGCAATGGGAAATTATTCAGGGATTAATTGATGGTAGGCTGCTGATCGTATTGGCAGCCTGCTGGGTGATAGGGTACGTATTGAAGTCAACGCCGAAGGTACTAGATTGGACTATCATTTATATCGTTTCCGGTGTAGCTATTGTATTTTCTATCCTGATGCTTGGCCTGAGCGTGGAGAGCGTGGTACAGGGCGTTCTAGTGGGCGCTGTGGCGGTTTACGGGAATCAGTTGGTAAAGCAGACGAAAAAGGGAGCTGGTACAGATGCAAGCGCGTAAACAGGGCAATGCTCAGGGGATTGACGTATCCCATCACAACGGCAATATCGATTTCAAAAAGGTGGCAGCGGACGGGATTTCATTTGTCTTCATGAAGGCCACACAAGGCAAGTCCTTCAGGTCAACCAAGTTTCTGCAGTTTGTCCGAGATGCAAAGGCGGCTGGCCTACTGATCGGTGCATACCACTACGTGGATGACTCTGCTGGCAGCGTGGACGCAGCGAAAGCGGAAGCGGCCAACTTCTATAAGGCTATCCAGGATGCTGGTGGGATCAGCGTGTTTGATCTACCGCCTGTGATGGACTATGAATCAAACAAAAAGGGTTATAGCAAAGCTACGATTACGGCAGTAGCCAAGACGTTTCTGGAAGAGACCCACAGGCTAACCGGAGTTAAACCGCTGGTGTATACATACCCGGCGTTTATCGGCAACTTTATAGGCTTGTCCTCATATCCTCTCTGGATTGCACGATACAGTAACCAAACGCCTGCTGATGCTTCTGGTTGGACACGTTGGGACTTCTGGCAGTACAGCGATGGCGCGGCTGGTGGGTATTTGCCACGGGGTAATCGCAAGGTTGACGGGATCAACGGTGCGGTGGATCTGAATGAATTTGACGGCACGCTTACAGAGATGAAAGCCAAGTATTCAAAGAAGAGTGAACCAGTTAAGGAGGACAAGCCAGTGACACAGGAGAGAGACATTAATGTGCCCAGCAAGTGGGCAGAAGCGGCATGGGCAGAGGTTACAGCCAATGGTTATTTTGACGGTACCCGTCCGGGGGCACAGATCACGAGGGAAGAAGCAGGGGTAGTCATTAATCGGCTCAGGAAAAATATCCTGGCCTTGATTGCAGGGACCAATGGGGATGTTAAAGCTATGGACTTGAGATTGAAAAAGATTGAAGCAAGTCAGGAATAAAATCAGGAATATTTAACGGAATAATTTACATTGTAATTGACAAACGTCTCTACAACCAATTCACGATAAAACCAGAAATTTAACAACCATAATCCTAATCGCTTGGAAATATCAAAGGCCCTACCAGTTAATCTGGCGGGGCCTTTTTTGCGTTCATCAAACATAGACATGCACACTAATCTATTGACTTTAGTAAATAGGTATGGTATATTATTTATGGGAGGTGAGAACAAGAATGAAGAAAAAAAGGAGAAAGAAAAAGGAACTCCCGGTGGACAAGCTGGTTACGCTTCTCACGGCCATTGTCAGCTTGCTTACCGCAGTAGTCAACCTCATCATAGTCCTTCGCCGTTAGGCGGGACTTGAGGGTAGCACGGTCGGTTAATCCCAAAGGCCGACCGTGTGAGTTCCTTAATCCTTCTCTTCCCTTAGTATAGCATGACAAGAAGGGAGCATGTATAATCATGAGTATGTCAAAAATAACTAAAGTGACTTTGATCATCAGTTTGCTTTCACTGGGTCTAAGTGTCGCTACAATGGTAATATTGATTACGAGGTGATTTGATGGAACGGGACGATCTGATCCGCATCATACAAGAGAACGTATTAACATCTGCTGAAACAGTGGAGTTGCTTGGTGTATCCAAACAAAGCCTACTGTCCTTAGTTCAGCGTGGTAAATTGCAGCCAGTCAAAGAGTCCGGGTCAGTTCGTCTCTTTCTCAAATCGGATGTTGAGGACCGTAAGCGAGAGGCGGAACAGTTGCGTGAGAAGTATAGACCATATGAATGAATATTTTAACCCACCAGCTCATTCCGGTGGGTTTTTCTCTTTTGGCTTCAACGGCTTTTTAGTCAGTGTCTTGTAATACTCCCAAGGAACACCGTTGTAATTCCATCGGTTCTTCTGTTTCGGTCTCTTTTGAATAACTACCTTCATTTCAATGTTTGAAACCTTCCGTTGAAATCCAGATGCGAAGTCTTTGCATTGTTTCAATCCTCGTTCTTCTGTCTCGCCATAAAATACACGAATTAAAAAACCATTCGCCATTACTTCCATCTTATACACGTTCATCTGCATGTCCCTTTCTAGATGCGATTACTTAAATCATACCAAAAACATCCGAGAAAACCACTTCGTTAAAACAGATAAAAGATAATATATAGATAATATTCGACAATATAATACGTATTAACAAGAACGTATGTTCCGTGTATAATGATAGATGTATCTTTAAAACAAAGTCAATGCAAAGTTTCGTGAAGTTTTTAAATGTAAAGTTTTACCTCTGGGTCGTTCGACATATTATGACACCGAATGTCATAGGAAAAAGGTATTATTTACATAACAACATTTCAGAGCAAATTGCTCTGAAACCTCCAGGGGAGGGCGGGGAAATAACCGCCGTTTACTCAAAATCACTGATTTCAATTTTCCATTCATAAAAGGCATCCATTGGTCGCTTGAATACAATGGATGCGACTTTTAAGTCTTCGGGCTGCATCACTCTCTCATCTTGGCAGAAGTGTGATATAACTCGCGGGTGTCTACCTACTATGTCTGCATATTTCGCCTGAGTCCAGCCTTTTGAATCAATGAAATCTCCGAGTAAACACCTCCCACGGGAGACATTCACTTATTGACCTCCAGAGTAACTAAGATGCCTTGATTATAGCATTCTGTAACTCAAAGGGTAAACATGACAGTAAAGGACGTGCAAAATGCAGACTCATCAAATTGAGATTAAGCAAGCACTAGACAGAAATGCCGCGGAGGAGTTAGCGAAGATTGTAATTGAGGTTCATGAAATAGATTCACCCGTCACTGTAAAAGTGACCTCACCAAAAGACGAGTACATATTCGTAATTTGAATTGCAAAAAAAGAGCTGAAGAGTCCATCGAATTGGATTCCTTAGCTCTTTTTTTCTACCCTCATTTTACCCACAAAATGAGTTGTAGATGCTTGTTTTTGCTTGTAGATATAAGTAGATATAAAATCTCGAAAACCCGCTTGCCGTATAGCATTATATAGATTAAACTAGAAGCTTGTAGGTTACATTAAATAGATGTTCTATATTTAGGGTCATCATTCGCATCGCAGAAGACACACTAAAGCCCCCAACTAGGGGGCTTTAGACATGCCAATAGAGATATTTCAAGAAGTCTGATCTTCTCGGTATTGAAAAGCAGACTCTTTGAACACGCACCAATGGGTACTTTGTTCTTCAATTTCTACAGATCACTTCAGAGAAGTAAGACTATGTATTCAGCCGCGGATTTACAAGTTGGTGAAGTGTGAGCTTAACCGGATATCTTGTGAATCAGCGACTTTTTAAAGTTTCTATATCAGCTTCCATGCGTAACTGACGGCGATTCAAAATATCAATGCTGTGCTGATGGGTATTCAATTCGTTAGTTACTTTGCGTTCAGAGGCGGAGTGGGAAGCGTCAAGCCGTTTCGTAACGGTCAATGTTTCCAGAACAGCTTGTTGAAGAAGTGGGATATTCTTGGTTTGTTCATCTATGGTGTCCAATCTACCATCCATGGTGTCTAATCTACTTTCCATGGTAATTAGTCTGTCTTCCATCTTTTCAAGACGTACGTCGATGCTGTCGAATCGTTTGTCCATTTGTTGAAGTTGATTCAGAATCTGCCCGAGAATGGGATCACTCATGTCTCTCTCTCCTTTTTGAAATGGATATAGAACATTATACACGAAGATGCGACAATAGAGCATCCATTTCAATTTCCAATTTGACAGTACGCCATGAGATAGAAATTTAACATATAACGGGGTGGAAATAAATGAAACGAATTTATTTGGATCACGCCGCATCGACACCTATGCATCCACAAGTCGCAGAAGCGATGATGAACGTCATGACAGGACAATTTGGCAATGCATCAAGTATCCATGCCTTTGGGCGTGAAGCCAAACGGACTGTCAGCGGAGCAAGGGATGTCATTGCGGCGTCTTTGGACTGTTTCCCGGACGAATTGGTGTTTACCGGAGGTGGCACGGAGAGCGACAATCTGGCGATTTTCGGAGCAGTCTCAGCAAGGCAAGATCAGAGGAAACATGTCATTACGACCGCAATTGAGCACCATGCTGTTTTGCATACGTGTCAGGAATTGGAGCGGCAAGGTTATGAAGTAACCTATCTATCTGTGGATCGTCACGGTCGAATAAATCTGGATGAATTGCAAGAGGCCATCCGGCCGGATACGGTTCTGATTACCATGATGTTTGCCAACAATGAAGTGGGCACCATTCAGCCGATCCGTGAGGTCGGTGAGCTTGCACGTAAACACAATATTCTGTTCCATACTGATGCAGTTCAGGCTCTGGGTAGCCAGGATATTTCCTGTAAGGAACTTCCTGTGGACCTGATTAGCTTCTCAGCGCATAAAATCAATGGGCCTCAGGGTGTCGGTGTACTCTATGTACGGCGAGGAATCGTGTTGGAAGCAAGAGCCCACGGTGGGTTGCAAGAACGTCAGCGGCGCGCTGGTACGGAAAATATCGCAGGTATTACCGGATTTGCAGAGGCTCTCAAGATTTCATCAGCTCAAAAGGAGACGCATCGTCAGCATGATTTGAAATTGCGCAAACTTTTGTTGGAACAGCTTGAAATCCATGTGGGGACGGAGCACTTTCATGTGAATGGACACGCGGAGCATACGCTGCCGAACATCCTGAATATCAGCTTTCCGGAAGTGTCCACAGAGACGATGTTAATGAATTTGGATATGGAAGGGATTGCTGTTGCAAGCGGTTCTGCCTGCACTTCCGGTTCACTTGAAGTCTCTCATGTGCTCAAAGCGATGAAACTGCCTGAAACATTTTTACATTCTGCGATTCGTTTTAGCTGGGGATTGGGTAATACTACGGAAGAAATCATGATAACCGCCGAAAAAATTGGAACCATTCTTGGACGACTGCGTAATAGACCCTAA